GCACCTCAACCGGTGTGCAAGAATGGAAAACCACTGACCAGGATTCAACATTGGGTCAACGTTATGGGGAAGCAGCGGATGATAACCCAAATTGGTAGAGTAGCTCCGCCAAGTCATTTAGCTGTGCATGATAATTCTGTCATTAACTGTGACAGAGCACTTAGGGAGAGGGTCTACTATGTGAAGAATGGTGATGGATTCACAAGACCCCCGATTCCGAACCCTGACAGCGTTTCGACGCTCAAGCAGTTTAGGAAGAAATTGAGTAGGTGTGTTCCGCGGATACCGGCCTTATCCTGGGAGTTATTCCCCAGTAGGTATAAGGATGCTAGAAAGCGCAACATATACAAGAATGCGGATTTGTCGTTACACGACACTCCGTTATCTATTCATGACTCCTATGTCAAGGGCTTCGTCAAAGACGAGAAATTAGACTTGATGAAGAAAAGGGACCCTGTGCCACGCGCGATTTTGCCTCTGAGTCCGCGGTTGAATATCGTTGAGGGCAGCATAATATCTCATAGGGAGCACGCTGTGTTTGAAGGAATTGATCAAGTTTTTGGGCAGAGGACTGTTATGAAGGGTCTCAATGCTGAAGAGAAAGGTAGGGTCATAGCTGAGAAGTGTGGGCGGTTTCGCAAGTTCGCAGCGTTTTCCATTGACATGTCGAGATTTGACCAGCACGTGTCTGTCTTGATGAATGAATTTGAGAATGACGTGTTAGTCGACACTTGTTGTACACCGCAGGAGAGGAGAGAACTTTCGAAGATTTTGTCATGGGGCATTCATAGTGAGGGCCGTATGCAGGCGACTGACGGTAAGGTTAACTTTGTTCGTGAAGGAGGCAGGCTTTCTGGATGCATGCACACTAGTCTTGGTAATATTATCATCATGTGTGCTATGTTCTGGACCTTCATGCAACAATTCGGCGATATGAAGTGGGATTACATCAATGATGGTGACGATTGTGTGCTATTCATCGAGTCTGATGATGTGCACATTGTCGAGCCGCTCATACAGGATTATTTCCTGGGGATGGGTTTCACGGCTGTCGTCGAGGACGTTGTTTACGATATAGAGAAGATCGATTTCTGTCAGTCGCGTCCCGTATGGGATGGTGAAGGCTACTTGATGTGCCGGAACCCTCATACTGCCCTGATAAAGGACACTATGTGCCTGAAAAGAATTGAGAATGAGGCTAACTGGGGCTCATGGGTGCGGTCGGTGGCAGAGAGTGGTATCGCTGGTTTTGCTGGCATGCCCATCTTTCAGTCATTTTACGAGTTGTATTCCAGGAGTTCTGAGGGTCACAAGATCAATAAACTTCACAGAGTCGAGGGAGGACTCAAGCTTGCCTCGAAGGGCATGCACCGTAAGTCGAGACCAATTGATGATTACACCAGGTATTCATTTTGGCTGGCCTGGGGTGTTCTGCCCGACGCACAAGTCCACACAGAGGAGATGTTTTCAACCATGCATCTCCACTACCACGATCCTGTTATTTCTTATGAATCATTGGGATTACCAGTTTATTTCTAATTGGGTTGAATGGGGTACATTTATAAGGAGGATTGAGCGTCTCCACCCCTTATGAGCTCATGGAGTCGTGGTGATTAATGGATGCAAAACGGTGCTGCTCTGGCTTGTAACCAGTGGCTTAATACTTCCGTACTAAGGGGTGGCTTGTTAATGTCACGTATACCCGGAATGTCGAACGACTGCACGCATTCGCGCTAGAAGGTCTTGTCCCCTAGTGTACACTACGATGTACAGTCTCAGTGCTGTTGCTGGGATTCCATACACAACAGAATCATGACTAAACAAAAGAAAACCACGCGACGCCCCGCCCTCAACCATAGGTTTGTCGGCTTGAGAGAGGCGATTCTAGCAGGTGGTGCTGGCCCAGCGCCTAGCTCCAACTCGCTTGCGATAAACACCAATTCCGGTGGTGCGACATCTGGCTCGTTTGCCTTGTCACCCATCGGATTGACTTCTGCTACTACAGGTGCAACCAACACGGGGACTTACTCCAACGGTACAGCTGGCAATGTTTGCGGACCACTACTTCGAGGACTCTATAATAGGGCCCTTGATTTCCAGTGGTATCGCGTGACTAGGGCCAGGCTGATCTTTGTCGGCACCCAGGGTTCTTCTACCACTGGTATTATTACTCTGGTTGGTTACACGAGTCCGCTCGATGTAGCCATCGGCACCGGTATTCCCCAGCTTAGTAGCAGTAGTACCAAAACTTTCGACCTGTCCAACGCCAGTACTAAGGAGTTGTCGGTTCCCATTCCTGTGGACAGCAGTTGGAAGAGAGTCACCTCTCTCTTGACTGTGTCAGGAGCTTCTGTACCCTTCTTTGGAGGCAGTACTTCCATTGTTCCTGTGTCCACAGTTGATGATATTTGCTTTGGTGCTGTGTCGTACAGTGTAGGTAGCGGACCAGTTGGCACTGGAACCGGAACATACATTGGAACTCTCTTTCTAGACTATGATGTTGAGTTTAAGGGCGTCATCGACGCGTCGGTCAACCAGTAGTTGGTTGTGTGGGTGTTTTATTAATGCCGCATTGCGTATGCGGGAGAGCTCGGTGTGGCTCTATAAATCGAGACCGGTGGGTTATCCGCCGGTCTAATGGTTCCACTAGCAGAGACTGTCAACGAACTGGGGTTGTGTCCAGGGATAACGACGATGCTTGGTGGGTTGACCACGACGGCACGAGGTTGTGTGCTGATATACCTGAAAACAATTCTCTTCTTGTACAATATTTCAATCGATTCCTTGGGAAGGTAAGGCGCACCCTAAATGCGCATGGTCGTCACCGACGTGAGTTTAGAGTTGTGCGCGTATTCCTGGAGGAGCGTCCAGGTTATCCGGAGTATCTCTTTCCTCATGACAATCCACGTTTTCCGAAACTCGCTGAGCACTGCAGCGGGGGGGCGGAACCGACGTGCACAGAGTCAGTCTGTAGCCACTAAATACATGAAACCAAGCGGTCTGTGGAG